CAGCACTTGACATAATCCGCGAAGCTAAGAAGTTCCTCGAAAGAGTCTTCTTAACTTTTGACCCTCGTGACATAACTCCGCGACACGGACCGGGTTCTGTTGCCACACGGCAACGAAATTCCGGAAAGTACCGTTGGGTTAATGTATCCGAGAGGATCACCGACTTTTATCCTTTTGACGAGTATTTCTGCTCGTCATCTGGACACGTTTGTGATACTTACCGCTCTTTTAATAGAGTCGGTAAAAAGAGTCTTCCAGCACGGGTTTTACTCGTACCTAAAGACTCGCGCGGGCCTCGCTTGATATCCTGTGAACCTGTTGATTTTCAATGGGTTCAGGGAGGTTTGGGCGCTGCCATTGTTCGACACGTAGAGTCTCATCACCTTACCAAAGGTTTTGTTAACTTTACAGACCAGAGTGTCAACAGGAATAAAGCCCTTGCGGGCTCAATAACTGGCGACAGTGTGACCTTGGACCTTAAAGAGGCCTCGGATCGCATTCATATCGGTCTTGTTCGTCTACTATTTCCTGACACGGTTTTTCCGTATCTTGAATGTTGTAGAAGTTCATCTACTGTGTTACCGAACGGCAAGGAATTAACGCTTAAGAAGTACGCACCAATGGGGTCAGCTTTGTGCTTTCCCGTATTGGCGTTAACTATTTGGGCCATCCTTGTTGGGTCTACACATAACGCAGATATTCGTAAGAATATCTATGTATATGGTGATGATGTCATAGTTCCGAAGGATTATTCCTCTAGCGCTATGGCTGCACTCGAATTGTTTGGGTTAAAAATTAACCACAATAAGAGTTGCTGCTCAGGATTCTTCAGAGAATCCTGTGGCATGGACGCCTTCCAAGGCGTCGATGTCACACCGGTTCGTTTCAGAACCGTGTGGGACAAGTCACCTCGTCCTGACACCTATACTAGTTGGATTAGCTATGCTAATCTTTTCTATGATAGGGGTTTCCTATCTACTTACAGAGTAATCTGTAACATGCTCGAGTCCGTTTACGGACCGATACCGGGGGAGGATATGAATATTTCATGTCCGTCCCTTAGATGGTCACCATGTACTTCGAAACAATTCCGCAGACGTTGGAATAAGAACTTGCAAAAGTTCGAATACAACGTGCGTGATGTTTCGTCACCTTCTCATCGAGAGGACACTGTTTGCGGCTGGCAAAAGCTTCTGAGATATTTTTCAGAAGTTCCGTCAGGGCAAAGCAACGACCTTACTCTTAGAAGGGTTGGGAAAGTTGACGAAGTTTTTACTTCGTCCCCTTTCTCCGTCAGTCAGTATACGAATCGACGCGCTAGCATGCTAGTTCGTCGATGGCGATGACTAAGTGAAGTTAGTCTAATTAACTAATCTTCC